TGGAGTTTAATATCCCACTCATTCCGAGCCGCCATATAATCATCGCCAGATCCACCAAACACCTCGGCAATGGATTCGCCATCCATGGGTGTTTCAACGAACGCCGCGATCATGGCATTCACCACCGCCGCTTGTAATTCTGATTTTTCGTAGTGATCCAGCATTTTAAACATCGGCATGATGGATGTAAGAAGCGGTTTACCACGATGTTGACCCGTGCGCTCTTTATCGTGAACATGGATAACGCGTCTGCGCCCGAATTTTGTATGGGTTGGAATACGCTCCCAATTCATGGCATCAATGCCTAACCCTAACATCGCATCACCGGGGTGGGATTTGCGAATGTTATAAGCAACAGGCGCACCGTAATTATCTATTTCAATCCCAGCGCGTAAATTTTTACGATCTTGTTTGCCCGATGGATTGGACAAGCGATCCGCTTCCACCAATTGAATCGTGGTGGCATATTTTTTACCTCTGTTCCCAAGCCATAATGGAAGAGCCAAAGCCTCACCATTGATGAGGCTAGATCGAAACACTAACGCAGTCATGCCAGCAAAATTTAAACTTTGCGCGGCATCACATGATGTGCTTTCCGCCCATGAACGCCATTCAGATTCAACATGACGCGCCCACGCGTCTGCCCATTCCTTGGTTTGACCAAGAGCTTTATAATCAGGCGTGACAGATAATCGTAAACCCGTTCCGACCACATTATCGGTCAAGGTTTGCATTGCTCCTGCCGCCACACCATGATTACGGCTAAGATCACGAGACCGAGACACAAGTGTTGGCAACTCATTCAACAAATCACTATCCGCTGATCCAATCGGTGGCAACCAACTGGATAATTCACGAGATCGATACGATGCCGCGCGATGTGCTGTGTCATTGGCCTTCATGGGATTGCCAGATGAATCAAGAATTTGAACCATAAAAATTAACCTTTAAAACCGTGTTCTGATAATGCCGCGGCGCTTACCGCCTTTTTGACGCGCGACCTCTAATTCCATCTCATTGATGTAATTTTCTAATCGCTCAATATTCGCCTCTGAATAAGTGGTCGCACCAAAACCATGCATGTTGACGCTGACTTCCTGTGTCCCCGTCAATAAACGGTGGCGTGCTTCTTTGGCTTGAATCAATCTTGATTCAAGTTCTAATAATGTTTCTGTCATGACAGTACGTCCTGTGTTAATTGTTAATTATGAAAGATTGGAAAAATTTATTACGTGGTGGGTTTGCCTATATGGAAGCACCGTTTGCTGTTCACCCTTTAGATGACAGACGTGCAAGAAATATGGTCTATCTCTCTAAAGCGCATAAAGTCACCCTCAAGGAAATATTAGATGAAGCTACGATATATTTGACTTCCATAAATCAAAGCGAAGCTGCCATTCAAGAGCAACTTGATAGAGTTAAGCGTTATTACAAATCCGCTAAGTTTCAAAAAAAGAAAAAAAGTGCTTGGGTTATATATTGGAGTTACTCCGACAAAGAATTTGATAAAGGCCATATTATTTCAATCATGGATTCAAGAAAATCCTACCAGTACGTTGCTGATTTTGTTCTCCAGAAATACCTAGACCAAGAAAGTACAGTCGAAGAAAAAGTACATTACTCTTCTCATTTAAAATCTTATCCTTATCAAGTGGAATATCAGCGGGTAAATGGAATACCGTGGACTGGATCAATGACATGTGGCCATAATCCTTTCATTGTGGCTCGTATTGTAAAAAATTTAACCCTTTCATATGATGACAACTGTAATGAAATGATCCATTGGGACAACTTCACACCCAATTTTCCAAAATTATAAATACGGATCATCCGCTTTCACGGTTTTCCGTTGTTGGAAACGTGGTTTGTTTGTTTTTGGCTCTGGTTTGGGTTTGTCTTCGCCATTTTCAGGCACAGGTAATTCCACACCGCGTGTTGGTTTTTTCTTATCTAATCCCAAGGCTTCCTCCAATCTTCTCCATTTGTAATCAGACATGCGATCCAATCCATAAACACTTGCGGCGGCACGGGCATAAACGCGACAGTCCAATGCTTCGTTATTACGGGTCGGGTCTTTTTCCCAGATCTGTTTTGGAAATCCGCGCACGACCTTTGTGACGCATCTCTCCGCAGTAACTTGTTTAAAATATTCCTCGCCATATTCAGGGAAGAGGCATGCACCTGTTGGCATTGGAATGCCGTTTTCCAATTCTTCTTGTGTTGGCCATTCCAATTTTAACCAGCGATAAAGCTCCATCTTGGCAACAGGGCCAGACACATTCCAGACACGAAGCCCACGGCGTTTACCGCCTGTATCGGCCTTGGACACACTTAAAATCAACGCGGTATCGCGGTCTTGCCCTTTAATGGCCATGGCTGTTCGTGGATGAGATGCTCTCGCACCTGACCCACCCCATACCGCTTGCGGATGTTGGCGCACAAAGGCGTAAACATCCTGCGTGGCGTAACCAGAATCAACGGCCATAATGCGGATCGGCATTGTGTTGCCAGATTCATGAGGCCAGTCTTTTTCTAAGACCTCAGTATTCAAGCGATCCCATGTTTCAGGTCGGGCGGTGTCACCATCAACGATGATATAATCAACCGACCAGCTTTTCTTATCTCGGCCCCACGCAACAACTTCGCATTCAATGCGATCCTTTTGAACATCGACACCAGCGGTCAGGAATAACCCTTCCATTGGCACAACGCCTTGTTCGTATGTTTGGCGGCGTTCATATAAACGCTGCCATTGCGGTGCTTCGGATGATTCCTCATAAGGCTCACCTAAAACCGTGTTGGTGAAACCTTTCATCAAATCGGGTTCGCGTTTGGCTTCCTCATACATAACCGCCGCATCTTCCCATGAGAACCATCCCACAGGTGAATAAAGCGATGAAAGGTGATAACCAATTGTGCCATCAATACTCTCCGATGTTGCTCGCCATTCGCCACGATCCATCATCTCTGTTTTTTCGTGATTACGGATTGGATAAGCGCATTCTTCGCAATGATAGACAACTTTTTCTGGCTCTCCTTCAGGCCATTTTAATTGCGAAAACCTGAAATGCTGAAAGTGATTACATTTCGGACATGGCATGTGATAATAACGCTGATCCGATTTTTCGAATTCACGCTGTATCCGTGATATGCCTTTGACGGTTGGCGTACTCACTAAAAATATTTTACGGCGATTCCGAAATGTCGCTGATCTCCGTTCCGCCAATAAAATCGGATCACCTTCACCGTTTACATCACCGGGATAGGCATCAACCTCATCCATAAACAAATATCGAGCTGGCATAGATCGTAATCCTGCCGCCGAATTTGCCCCTGTCATCACAAGGAATCCGCCATCGAACTCCTTGCTTAAAATCGTGTTCCCACTATCGCGCTCACGCTGTGGTTTAACCTTTTCTCTTAAAACAGGGACATCTTGTAACAGCGGATCAATCCGTTGTTTAGAGTTCCGTTTTGCCAAATCAACGGTTGGTGATACCGCCATCATCGGCCCCGGTGCGATATGGATCACATATCCAATCCAGTTATTTCCGCATTCTGTTCCGCCGACCTGTGCGCCCTTCATAAATACAATGCGTTGTGTTGGCGAACTCGTAGATAGTTCGTCTATGACTTCTTTTAAATATGGTGTCCGCGCTGTTTTCCATTGACCGGGTTCTGCCGATGATTTGCCAGAGAGCAGACGATGTTTGTCAGACCAATCAGAAACTAAATAATGAGGTTCAGGAATAAATCCGTTTAAAAATATGCGCTGAACAAAAGATGCATCATACTCAATCGAAATTGAGTTTTCCGTCTCCAATGTCATTTAAATGCTCCCTTACATATCGCTCTAAAATGATGTGCAATTGATGCTCCTCAATTTCTAATTCTGCCGCCATTAATGCTGATACACGTGAAGGCCAATTCATCCAGCTATCTCGAACTTGTCGTGATAACTGAGATACTTGTGCCTTCACCATATCTTTATGAATGAGTTGCCCTTTTTTTTCTTGAAGGGCGAGTTGTGTTAATTGCGCTTTGTAAAGCTCGTGCGCGGTCTTGATTTTTGTATATGAATTTTTGTCTTTAGCAGGTGTGTTTTGATCCACCGTGGTCATCATATTTTGTTTCGTTTGATCGGTGTTTTTATCCCATTCTAAGTCAGCTTGTTCGGTGTCGATTTGTCCATTTTTATCAAGTGTAATTCTTTGTGCATCTATCGCTTTACGGACGGCCTTATCACTCACCCCTCGGTGGCGTGCATATCCTCTGATTGATGTTTTCATGTGTTTTATTATTCCACTTTACTTCTTTCCAAAATGAAGCGTTACTGGTGTTAGGTTTAAATATACGAAAGGGATTAATATGATTAAAAATCATACGGTTGAAGATATATTCTTATCCAATAAATTAGATATAGAGCGTAACATGTTTTTACTCAAATACGCCCACGAAACAATTTTTAAAGCAGACATATCAGATATCACGGAAGAGCATTTAACCGAGATTAACAACATGAGTGATGCCTTTTTAAAGATACGCAAAGACACCGATAAATTCATCGAAAACAATCCCGAAATTTTTAATATTGAACCTTCTAATAAAGTTTAATCTCTGTCTTTCATATGCCCAACTTGACCATCACAAAATTCGCATCCTGAATAGCCACTAAATTCTAGATCACCACCGCCGATTTGTTTTTCGGAACACCAACCGCATATTTCAATTTGATCTGTGAAGAAGAAACAATTGAGGCAGATAAAGTGATTTTTATACTCAACAACTGTATCCATTCCATGGCAGGAAGCGCAATTTTTAGGTATACTTGGCATTGTCCAATCAGATGGTTTAACTGCATTCTTACTTATATATTCAGTAATGGCCTCTTTTCCGCAATCTTCGTCACATTTGTTACAAATAAAATACTCTTCGTATTCTTCAAACGAAATAGAACCATCACAATCTTTTGAAAAACAGGGCAAGCTGATATCTCGTTCTTGATTCTTGCATACCCAACATCGATATTCGAACATGATATTATTAAGCTCATATTGTTCTAACGCTTCAGTTTGGCAACGGTGGCATTCTTTAAAAATAACCCCATCTTTTTTGGCTTTGCTGATATTATTTTTTAATTTATCAAATACTGTTTGTACATACTCCCTATGGGCAGTCATAGACGATCTAATTTGATCAAATTTAAATGCGATCGCACCATCATCAAAAATCATATCCCATTTTTCAATTAAGGATGATAAATGATAGATAGCAATACACTGTTCCAATGCTATTTTTTCATACTCTTCATCATTGAAATCATCCATAGCTTCATGAAAAAAATGGACCATTTTATTTCGATGGTTTGCTAAGTTGTTAAAACATCGTTCAGCTTCTTCAGGAATTTTTTCTCCCAGAGTTTCCTCTATTCTAGGAATAAGATCTTTAAAATTAAGTGATTTAAAGTTCCCTTTTTTAAATTCTTCAATGCTGGGATTCTTCTTTGTTGAGACTATTAAAGACCAGTGTTCATAGAAAAGTCGTGTTTTTAATATTAATTCCACAGCAGAACTAAAATGTATAACTGAGTACTTAGGTTCTGTTTTGAATTGTTTGACAGCCGTGTCTAGAAAATCAAAGGCATTATCTATTAAGTTGCGAAGGTGTGGTCCATTTCTCATGCTATTATTATAACATAAACTCCTGTCCTGTAACAAAATGGATTGCTTTTCTCCCTGTAAATTCCTGCCAACGTTTCACAATCACATCAACATATTTTGGATCAAGTTCAATCAACCTTGCTTGGCGTTGCGTCTTTTCACATGCGATCATTGTCGATCCTGAACCGCCAAACGCATCTAGAATAATATCTTTGGTTTTGCTTGAATTATGAAGCGTACGTTCTACAAGTTCGATAGGTTTCATGGTTGGGTGAAGGTCATTTTTAACGGGTTTATTGACGAACCAGATATCGCTTTGGGAGCGATCACCGCACCAAAAATGCTCATTGCCATCTTTCCAACCATAGAGGATCGGCTCATATTGGCGTTGGTAATCAGCACGCCCCATTGTGAAATGGTTCTTCGCCCAAATGATAAATGTTGACCATCGACCACCAGCTTTTGTAAACGCATGATGGAGCGTATGGAGTTCCGATGAACTCATACAAATATAGAGTGCGCCTTTGCACATCATCATGAGATTGGTGCAGACATCGTAAAGGAAGCCTTCAAATTCACCGCCGAGATTATCGTTTTTAATGGCACGAGCCGTGCCACGCATTTTTTCTTTGGCGGAATTCGCGTAATTAACGTTGTAGGGGGGATCGGTAAAAACCATGTCGGCCAATTCCTCACCCATTAAATTGTGATATGCATCAATCATGGTGGAATCACCGCACAAAACTTTGTGATCACCACAGATCCAAATGTCGCCCGTGACGGATGTCGGTTGTTCAGGGATTTCAGGAACGGCATCGTCATCCGTTTCACCGCCGCCAGACACATCCCCTGTCAAAAGAATGTCGGATAATTCATCTTCGTTGAAACCCAGAATATCGATATCAAAATCCAAATCATCCAGTACATGAAGTTCTTGGCGTAACAAATCCTCATCCCATCCTGCGTTTTCAGCGATCTTATTATCGGCAATCACCAGCGCACGGCGTTGTGTTTCATCCAAATGATTCAGGCGAATGGTGGGAACTGTTGCCAAATTCAGCAACTTTGCCGCCAACAAACGTCCATGTCCTGCAATAATGACGTTATCCTCAGCGATAAGGATGGGGTTGGTAAAACCAAACTCCGTCATTGATGCCGCTATCTGGGCGACTTGTGCCTCAGAATGGGTTCGGGCATTTTGGGCATAAGGGATGAGGTCATCCAACTTCAAATGTTCAATTTGTATTTTGTTTTTATCTGTCATGTTAATTCCTTTTTGGCAGTTTGGGTCCGCATGGGTCCGCACCCTAGGTCCGCACCTAGAGCGCCCATAAATGCTCAATTGTTGTTGTAAATTTGTTCGAAGTGCGGACCCAAAAAAATAGCTGTCGCTAGAAAGTTTTTGCGCCTAAGCCCGCCGCATACACATAAACCGCCGGAAGTACCTTTTTGTCTAACAGGGAGACCAGACAATAAAAAAAACCACGACATGCGTGGCTCTTGTGTTACTTCCGGCGATTATGTTTTAAACGATACGCAATTTTGTGCGCCCTGTCCGCACCTAATTTGTTCGCGAACAAAATTTATTCAATTGGTAATTCTTCTGCGACATGTTTGCAAAGAATAATTGACGAGCAGTAGGCGTTGTAAGCATCTTCCTGCGTTAAGTTATGTTCATATCGAACGCCAGCTGTGCATTGTATGTCCGATATAATATTACTATCGATCTCGGGAAGCCCAAGTGCATTAGCTTGTTCAACAAGCAAAGGTATATTATGCCCACGGTTTCCGCCACGAGGTGGATTGCCGCCGTTGATTGTTATATACCCCTTTAAAGTTTTCTCACTCGCCTGAAGTGATGCCCACTTAGATAATCCATACTCGGGGTTTCTTATCATAATTTGATCAACGGCAATGGTTAAATCTGCTGTATGTTCTGCAGGTATATATTTGAACTTATTATAAGCTCTGTAATGCTCAACTAAGTGATGTTGAATGCTGTACAACTCTTCTTCGTTCAATGACTTCAGCAAGTTATCACTCACCCCATCTATCCAATTAAAGACATTGATTTCCATTTGGCCTAAAATCATAGGCAGTGAAACGCTGTAAATATCTCCATCAATACAAACAAGTGTCTTGCCAATATCAAAATTCATCTTCATACGCTCACCATATCGAGAGTGAAACCATCGGCTTATCGCAGCCCCTTCTTCATCTGTCCAGCCAAGCATACATTGATACCTTTCTGATACTTTGCTTAGCGCGCCGAGAGAACGGCCCTCAATAGGGACTTGTTCGTCCTTTAATTCTTCGTTGATTTCACGCATAAAAGATTCGAATGCATCTGGATTTTGAATGATTTCTTTTAGGGTCATAGCCCAATATAACTACTTACTGAGATGATTTTCAAAAGGTTTATTCGACCGTAAACCAGCGCATGCATGTTGAAAGAAGGTGGTTGTAGTCACCAGACGTTGCTTCGCCAACAAACGTGGCGACCTCTTCCTTGCTTAGCCCAGCGTCTTTGGCGGATTGACGGCACGCTCCAAGGATAGCGAAGGCATTGCTGTCAACACCAACCAAGCGCACAGTGATTTCAGGATGGATGATATCAGTCATGGCTCATCTCAAACTTGACTGCGCTCAGTTCAATCACAAGATGTTTATTATCATCTAAGCCGTTGATGAGGTTTTCAATCTCAGTCATTGCAATAAACTCCGCGCCGTCATCACCACCAAAAGAGGCGTTTTTATTTGCCCACCAGTCGTCAAACTCCATTTTGGTCGGGTCACACTCATTGGCGTAAATAACAAAGTTGCCCTCATCCTCGCCACGCTTGGTGTTGTGTTTGCCGTCCTTAGTGTTTGGCATGAGGTAAACACCTTGGTCGCCGACCAACATGAAGGCCAGCTCACACGTCACAGTTTCCCGGTTGTCCCAATCGTAATTGGTTGGCGGTGTCTTGGCGGATTTGAGTTCCTCAATGCCTGTTTTGATATCTTTAATTGGAAAATGAAGTTTCATTTGATTTGACCTTTCGTTGATTGTTGTCCTGCTTTGTAGGCGTGTTGTAATGCTTGTTTAACTCCCCAAACCGATACGTCGTGAAAATCTAGTTGGTCACTGTTACGTGTTTCCAGTGTTTCAATGAAGAGATGTTCCTTTGCAATTTTGAGAAATAGCGCATCTGTTTTTTGATTGTCTGGTTTAGGCATATTCGCCCTCCTGAAAAACTCGCCATGTCACGTCCTGCAATTCGTTGGCTATATCGCTCAATAGAGCCACATCACCCCATTGAATAGCTTCTGGGCTTTTGCCAAAATGGTCAGCGCTGGTTTTTTGAAGGCGTTCTAACATCGCGTCAATATTTGCCTTGTGGCTAATAAATGCCTTGATTTGGGCATCGTTATTTTTAACTTTCTTAGTCATTATTTGCTCCTTTGTTAACACCAGTAACGCTTCATTCACCGTGCTTATCAAGCCGAATAGTCGATCATTTGATTGCTTTGTGCGTGCTGTTTTGATTGTGTATTTCATCGAGGCATTCGCATGTTATGCACAAGCCCAGCTGTTATCTTTTCAAGTTCTTTTTTATAGTTTTCTTTTCTTCTATATGGTGTGGCCAGTTTCGGCATCTCTGGAGTGGCCAAAAGTGGCGTGTCTAGAGTGGCCACTTTCGGCACATCAAGATTGGGAATGTGGATAACTATCGACTTATCCACAAAGTACATATTAGATTGACCGCGCCCCCGCTGTTTGGTTGTTATTAAGCCTTTTTCTTCTAATTCAGCTAAAAATCTTTGCACAGCTCTTTTCGACATACCAAGCTCATCAACCAATGTGGTTAATTTTGGGAAGGCTTTGCCATCCTTGCCAGCATATTGAATGAGCCGCGCACAGCAGAGTTTTGCGCCATGACTGAGGTCTTTACGGCACAATATTTTATTAGGGATCGGGGCAAACGTGCCGATGATCATTTGCGTTTCGCAATCTTACCCAGCGTGTATTTATATATTTCCCATGCCTTGGTGCGTCCAACGCCAAGTTCACCACAAACCATTTTCCATGGAATGCGGTTGGCTCTGGCCCATAATAATCGGCGCTCCTCAACTGTGAGCCAAGACATCCATTCGAAAAGGACTTCCTCCAATTCTTGGATGTCATGGGCGCTGGGGCGCACACGTAACGGTTCTTTAGCCATAGCCATGATTTCGCGATCATCGCGCACGATGTCTGGCCATGCACTGTAATAGCCTTGCACTTTGACTGGTGGCATTCGCCGCAATGTTCGCACGGCAGATCGCATTTGTTCTTCGACATTGGATTCACTCTCAGAGAGAGATTGAGTTTGTTTTTTCATGGGTTATTTCCTTTTTTAAGATGAGGATGCGCGGCATCAGCACCGCCTTGATGAAAAGCGTGCTTAAATGCCATGACATCGATTTAAAGTTGATTATTTTTTAGGTTTGGATTTGCGGTGCGCTTTGATCCCATTCAGGCGAATAATGCCATCGACCCATTGCACGCAGCGTGTGACTTCGCAGGATTCACGAATAAGAGCTTTTCGCATGCCTTCAAGTTCGCGCAAATCTTTGGCTTTAATATCCCGAACAGGCATCGCTTGGATTTCTCGAAACAGTGCTTTTGTTGGCACAACGTAAACAGGGTTTGTTGGTGGTTTTCGATTATCATTCATGTCAGATCTCCTTTTGTTAATGACGAGACCAGCGTGACAAAAATAGAAACCCCCTGCGTGGGGACGCAGAGGGGGACGCAATGGGGGACAGGATGGGGACGAAAGGGGGACGCTTTTTTTATTTTGGCTTTTTAATAATTCGTACGACAACACCGAAAATATCAACATCATCATTGCTGGTGGCCGTTATTGGTTTGAAAGAATCATTTTCTGGAGCAAAAATAATATGGTCGCCTTGATTGATGTAGCGTTTCACTGTCATTTCGCCATTGATACTGGCAACAACAATTTCACGATGCTCTGGCAGCGCTGATTTATTAACCAATAAAAGATCACTGTCTTCGATACCAGCGCCAATCATAGAATCACCATTAACTTGAATGACGTATCCATCGGCTGAACTTGGAATAAAATTAAACGGAAATAATGCATGTGCATGATCTTGATTGGGTTTTTCTAATGGCTTGCCTGCCGGAACACCAATATTCAAAACATGAATACGACCCTTTGGAAAGCCGACTTCTTCCAGCGTCATCACGCGTCCGATACCTTCCCCATAGAATTGCGAATGTTTATTTTTGTGTGCGTTTTTATAACTTGCCATTGATTATTTTCCTTTCTTTATGATAGAACAAAATAGGAACAATAAAATCATAATGCAACAAAAAAGCGACTTATTCTCGCCCGATTGAATATTTAATTCTTATTGCTATCCAATTGTTCTTTTTATGAGAAAACCAAATGCATTAGGAAAAGGAGACCGATCATGCAGCAAACCGCATCCCGAACCAGCTATCACATCAACGAAATTGCATCGATGCGATCAATGAGTGAACAAGCGGTTTTGGATGATATTTATCATGGTCAGTTAAAAGCCCATACATGGCTTCCTATGATGGTTGTTGAAGAAATGCAAAGCCATAAAATTGGTGATCAAATTTTATATGCACATAAACTCAAGAATTATGAGGGTTATATTTGTCTTCATCCCAGAGATGTTCGCCGTATAATTAAACTTGGCAAAGCGCCAGTGCGATCTTTTATGGGGTGCGAAGATGGCATAGAGATCATATTAACAAATGGATCACCAGATTGTTGGATAGAAAAATCTGATCTAATTATTTTACAAGATAGCCTTTCTCACCTCAAACTTAAAACACAGCAAAAGGATATAACCGTAACAGCCATGGCGCGTTTGGCTGATATTATCCCAGATCTACAAAAGAAAGTACGCCCTCGCTCATCACATGATACTAACTTTTCGAATGTTCAATTTAAAGGGCGTGAATTTGCTTTTGGATTGGTACAAGCCGATATTATCCGACAACTGCATAAAGCCGCCATATCAGGCGCACCAAAAGTACATTTTAAGCAACTGTTTGTGGAATCAGGGTCACAATCCATGCGGATGCGCGATATTTTTAAAAGACATGATTATTGGAAAATTTTGGTCTGTCATGATAATCGTGGCTATTACTGGCTTCACCCTGAATTTATAAACGATATTATGCCTGATTAAAATTCAGCCGTCCCCCTTTCGTCCCCACCTCGTCCACCATTGCGTCCCCCTCTGTGTCCCCACGCATCAAGGTTATTTTTTGATCATGCTTAGGTCATGAATCAGACCAGAATAAACACAACACCAGCGCAAGCATTATCCATTGACCAGCGCCTCGATGAAATCGCCCAGCTTATGGTGCGCGGTGTTATCCGCCTTAAAAATAAATCAAATAAAGAGACTGGTTCGACTGGACTAAGTGGCGCATTGAAGCATTCATGTGACAAAAGAGACCAAAGACCATGAATACAAACACTCAAACGATCTCGCAGATCGCGAACCTACCAAATATGCAGACACCAGATTTAGTGAGACTCTGGACAAGCATTTTTGATGTTCCACCACATAATAAAAACAAAGTCTTTCTAATACGCAAGATTGCATGGCGATTGCAGGAATTGGCTTATGGCGGTTTGGCTGATGATACGCATACCAAGATTAGGAACATGCGCGACTTAACAGCGAAGAAAACGTTGAAGAAAAACTTACCTCCCGTTGGCACAATCTTGGAACGTGAACACGGCAACGAAACGCATCGTGTAACAGTCTTGCGTGATGGGTTTGAATATCGTCAATGTAAATATAAAAGCCTGACTAAAATCGCCACGCATATCACTGGCACAAAATGGTCAGGACCTCGGTTCTTTGGATTGAAGTCATGATGAGGGATATTGCACAAAACCATCAGCGCAAACGATGCGCCATCTATACGCGTAAATCGAGCGAAGAAGGATTGGACAAAGAGTTTAATTCTTTGGATGCTCAGCGCGAAGCAGGAAAGAACAAAATTCTTTCGCAACGCCATGAAGGATGGGAATTGATTAATGAGCATTATGATGATGGCGGTATCTCAGGTGGCACGATGGAGCGACCCGCACTCCAGCGCATGATTGATGATATCAAGGCTGGTAAGATTGATATTGTCTTGGTCTATAAGATTGACCGATTATCACGCTCTATGCTTGATTTTCTGGGCATGATTAAATTCTTTGATGAATATAACGTATCATTTGTATCAGTGACGCAGGATTTGAACACAGATTCCGCCATGGGACGGTTGGTATTGAACGTGTTGCAATCATTTGCACAGTTTGAACGTGAGATTGCATCGGAGCGCATTAAGGATAAAATTGCTCTATCAAAACAGCGCGGTATGTGGATGGGTGGTGCAATACCACTTGGCTATGATGCAGTTGGTGGCAAACTGGAAGTAATTGACGAGGAAGCCAAAATCGTACGATTTTTGTTTGATAGTTTTATTGAAACATCATCGCCAACCGAAACTATCAAGATTGCTAAGACACAGGGATATAAAACAAAAGCACGGCGCACAGCCACGGGTAAGTATTACCCAGCGCGGAATTTCACAACGCCCTCGCTGTATCAGATTTTGCGAAACCAGATTTATATTGGTAAAATTGAGCATAAAGAAAAAGGTGAAATCTATGACGGCCAGCATGATGCGATTATATCGGATGAGATATTTATCCAAGCGCAATCAATATTGAATACAAATCCCAAATACCGCCAGCGCAAATCTAAAAATGACAGACCGTATTTATTGAAGGGATTATTGAAAGACCCGAAGGGCTATTCTCTAACACCGACATATACAAAAAAGAAAGATAAGATATATCGCTATTATGTGAGTACCCACGCGGTTAAAACCACTTACGATAATTGCCCACTCAAGACAATAAACGCACAGTTTTTGGAAGAGATAATACTTGATCAAGTAAAGCGTGCGTTGACCAATGTGGAATGGGTGCAACGGATGCAAGTGCAGGGTAATGATGAAGTCAAACTGTCTGATATGCGCAAAGCCTTGAAGAATTTTGATATGATGTGGGCGGAGTTGTTTCCAGCGGAACAAGCTCGCATCATTCAATTGGTGATAGATATGATTATCGTCCATCCTGATAAAATCATAATCACCTTCTACCCATCAGGCATGCTATCGGTGCTTCATCAATTTATGCCTCACCTCAAAACCCATGGTGATATTGACGATCCAATGGTCATGGAAATACCCGTGCAATTCCAGCGCAAGGCCAAGCGCAAACGCATTACAACGCCAGACGGTCGCAACGTGGTCGATATGAGCAACGAGAATATCGATGATGCGCTGGTCAAAGCCATCGCACGAGCGCATCGATGGCAGGAGATGTTGGACACGAGAGAGGCACGATCAATCAAAGATGTTGCAAATCAAGAGGGTATTCCTGCAAGCTATGCACAAAAAGTGATGCGTCTTACTGAGCTTGCCCCTGATATCACCAGCGCAATTTTAGAAGGCAATCAGCCATCTGAATTACAATTAAAAGACCTGATTAAAGGCGAGCCATTACCTTTGGATTGGAACGAACAGCGTCAGGCTCTTGGCTTTGCATCTTAGGCTTTAAAAAACATCCTCAAAAATTAATCTTAGGTGTCAGCCCCTAATTTTATAAGTTACTCATACACGAGACGACATCCTTGGTTTAAGACATAATATCGATTTTTAAGGTTTGAGGGTGTCGTAAGAATAAAGCGATTACAATAAGTTAAGCTATGATATTAAAAAAAAGCGCACGCTTTCTCTAAAAAATAAATGATATGGTAGCCGTTTCACAACTTTAGCTTTTTACAAATCGCTGTAACCACTGAAAAACAAGGAAACCTGTCCGACACCCTCGAAGCCCCGAGGATGTCGGATAAAAGAGACGATAGCTTAAAAGGAGACAAAATAGGCTAAATACGAGGGTAAATATAGTCGCCGAGGTTGCCGAACAACCAGCGCAGAGCGGCGCATAAACTGGTCTTTATAGGGTGATTTGAAATCGTCTTAAATTGGTTTGAAATGTGAAAAATGGCTGGGGTACCAGGGATCGAACCTGGGATCGCCGGATCAAAACCGGATGCCTTACCGCTTGGCCATACCCCAACAATATAAACAGTATAGGGAGGAAATGGTGCCGCAAACAGGATTCGAACCCGTGGCCTGATGATTACAAATCAACTGCTCTACCAACTGAGCTATTGCGGCATCTCCAAATACCTTGACCTTATTATAACCTTATTAGAGGTCAGGGGAAAATCTAAAACCCTTTGTTCTTATGACTTTTTATAATTAATCGATTCAAACATTGCTGTGTTTACCGATTGGTTATTCAAAGTCATGTGTGAGGCAAAACATATACACCTTGTTTATTTTTTGCAACACGTTTTTTTAAGAACAAAAACGTTATAATCGATTGTGTTTTCCTTTGTCAAACTCTATTCTTATCTGATATAAATTTTTTTAATAATTTGAATTATAGAAATAGGGTTTTTGAATGTCCGAAGGTAATAGTAATGACGGTTTATGGATGTTGTTTTTCATCTGTGCGATTATTGCGGCGATTTTATTTGGTATATGGTTTGCGTTTAAACCGCAATTGTTGCAGACATATTTATGGTTACGCCAGGGGCAGGTGACTGTCGCATCCTTATGGACGCCGGATGATACTGTGATTGAAATAAGTGGTGGTAGTACGACATTTGGTGAAACCAAAGATTTGCTATCGCGTTTGACACCTCAAATCATGTTGAGTGATGATTTTAATCATTGGCAGGCTATTTACACGACATCTGTTGTAACATTAAAGCCGTGGAGAATTCCATTTGGAATTATGTTTGTGTTAATGGCCATATATGCGTTATTTCGTTCTCCGGCCAGTAAACACCGCAAGACATTTAGTTTGGAAACTTTGATTGGTGCGCAGGCTCGTAACTTTCCTGTTATTCAACCCTTTATAAAATTTAATCCTTTGAAAGGGGATCAGCGTGCGCCTGGAGCTTTGGTGCCAGCTGAATTGCCATTGTTTGCTGAAGCTTTGAGCCCAGAAGAGTGGGTGGCCTTTCATAAAGTACCTGTCCAAGACAATAAGGTTAATAAGGATGTGATGGGCAAGGCGTTAGAGTTGCAGTTATTTGCTCCGTGGCGTGGATATAAGAAATTAGAACCATATATGCAAATTTTGTTGGCTTCTTTTGCATTAAAAGCGGCGCGAAAAAGAACGGAATCAGATGATCTTTTGGGGGAGCTCGCCTTATGTTGGGATCATAAGTCTGGCTTAAACCTTAGTGGAAGTTTGATATCGCAGGCTCGTAAAATATTAAAAGACAAGAAGATGTGCGGTGAAATCATCGCGGAATGTAATCGCCATGCTTATGTCACGACGGCGTTATTGGGGGCATTGGAATATGCAAGATCAGAGGGGGGCGTATTGGCGCCGGCACAATTTGTTTGGTTAAGAGGTCATAACAGAACATTATGGTATCCGTTGAATAACCTTGGTAAGGCAACATTTCATGCCGAAGCCATTGGTGCGATGAGCCATTATCGTGCGGAACGTCACGTCAAAAGACCTATCCCAAAACCTATGACAAAGGATGCTGTGGATGTTATGGTTGCGTATATCGAAGATAATGATAGATCGATGCCGATACCACAATTAGATTTTAGCATGATAAAAAATAAAAAAGCGCCAAAGAAAAATAAAGGCATAATGAAGCCTGTAGGAACATAAGTTAGAGAATAAAATGATGTATAAAAAATCAGTAAAGCCAAGCGCAATAATCAATAATAAATCATTAATATTGTCATTACCTGATGCACTAACACCAGTAATTTGGGTCATGGAAATGCACAATAACAATGATTTTTTTATTAAAATTGAACAAAATGACACTGGGTTATTTGTGTTGCAAAAAGTAGAAGTAGGGTCGCAAAAAATAGAAGATATAGCGTTTTACAATGAACGAGAAAAAGCGTTGCGCGCATTGAATGTTTTGACACAAAAAACGATAACGGACACGTTGAGTGATGACACCGAAAAAGGTGTTTTATATTGGATCATCGCCTCTTTGAATATGATGAAAAATATAGGGTTGATCGCTGTTGCTCTGTTGGTTCTTTATATGATCTCCCAACTTAGTTTTGTGAAACAATATATATGGGGGCAGGAGAATGGACAGGTTGTAGAGAGTGCTATACCGCAAAATCAGGTGCAAGATGAGGCCACAGACCCAAGCGCAATTGGTGTTCCGATGTCTGCGGATATGTTTCTGGAGAAAAAATCAACATATGGTTTACCATTCTAAGTTAAAATAAATTAAAGTAATAAAAGCACAGATAAAATAAATAAATGGCATTAGATGATAAAAAATATAGTTATGGTTTAGATCACGCATTGCGGGATACGCGTCCTCTTGGCGTTCGGGTTAAACATTGGCTTTCTATTCCTAATAACGCGACAATGGTCTTGTTTCTGTCGGGGGTGTACACTTTGTTTTTTGAACAAGGTTTATTATTTGTTGATATCATGTTGGTTGTCATGGTGTTTATGACGTGGTGGTTATCGAAACAACCTACTGAACTTGCCCACAAGGCCCCTGCATACTCTGATGAAAAAGAAGATCCCAATAACACTGGTGGAGGGCGCAGCGGTACACCTCAAGGTATTCTATATCTTGGAAATACAACGGATAATAATAATGGTGAAATTTGGTTTACCAATGATGATATTCGGACGCACTTTTTATATTTGGGAACAACAGGTGCCGGTAAAACCGAAGGTTTGAAATCAATGGTTTCAAATGCGTTATGTTGGGGGTCTGGATTTGTTTATATTGATGGTAAGGCCGACACGGATTTATGGTCGTCGCTTTCGTCATTATGTCGTCGTTTTGGTCGGGATGACGATTTGCTTGTCTTAAACTATATGACAGGGAATTCAGATGATGCGGCACCATCCAATACATTAAACCCGTTTTCAAGTGGGTCTTCGTCGTATTTGACCAATATGTTGGTGACATTAATGCCAGAGGCCGGCGGTGATAACGCCATGTGGAAAGAACGGGCTGTATCATTATTGGGATCGTTAATGCCTGCATTGACATGGTTACGTGATAATCGTGATGTGAATTTGTCGATTTCCAGTGTCCGTAAATCATTAAACTTCCCAGATGTTATTAAGCTCTCTCGTAATCAAGATTTACCGCCAAAATTGCGCGAATCTATCTTTGGGTATCTTGAAACCTTACCGGGATATGTTGATGCCGCGTTTGATGATGAGGGTAAAGAAAAGCCAATGGGACCGGATGTCCCACAAAGTGATGCGCAAGTGCCGATCCAACAACACGGATATTTGACCATGCAATTTACCCGTTCATTGCAATCATTGGCGGATGATTACGGTTATATTTTTGATGTTGAAAATGCCGACATCGATATGGTTGATGTTGTTTTAAATCGTCGTATTTTGGTTGTTTTGATTCCTGCGTTAGAAAAATCAGGGGACGAAATCGCTAACCTTGGTAAAATTATTGCCGCAACATTAAAGGGTATGATGGGGATGACCCTTGGGGCGCAAGTCGAAGGGGAGGCCTCTAAAGTCATTGAAAATAAGCCAACAAATTCATCAACGCCATTTATGACAGTGTTTGATGAGGTCGGATATTACGTGACGGACGGTATGGCTGTTATGGCGGCGCAAGCGCGTTCTCTTGGTTTCTCACTCGTTTATGCAGCTCAGGATTTATCCGCGTTGGAAAAACGTGTTAAAGAAGAAGCGCGGTCGA